CCACCAGAAGTAGCTCCAGTATTTGGTACTCCTGGTAAAGCTTTCTATAATAAAAGTTTTGTTTCCAAGAATCCTGAATTCAAAGGGATTATGGAAAAGCTTATTAAAGAACGTAGCTCAGGTGATTTAATTGGTAAGGGTATTCGAGATAAGTATAAGCATCTAGCTGATGTTCCTAAAGATAAGATAGTAGAATTTCAAAAGGATTTAGCGGAAGGAAAGCATCCTGAAGTTACTAAGTTTTATGATGATGCTTATAAAGATTTAAAAGCTAAGGGTATTGATTTAGATAAGAAAGATAATTACTTACCACAGATTTGGGAGAATACACCTGAAGAGGTAGCTAAAGTATTTGGTGATAAAGAGTTAAATGCTAAGGCTTCATTTGAATATCGTTCTGTTTATGAGGACTATGAAAAGGGTATTAAGGCAAACCTTAAACCTAAGTATAGCCCAGTTGAATTAATGGAATGGTATGGTAAGAGAGCTAATAAGTTAATAGCTGACAAGGATGCTCTAGCTGCAATGAAAGAAAAAGGATGGATTGCTACATCCAAAAATGCTACTAGAAATATGGAAAAATTAGACCCAAACCTTGGGGCATTAGAAGGTTACTATGCTGACCCTGCTGTTAAGCAAGTTTTAGAGAATTACCTTAGGAGTGCTGAAAATATTGGCGGCGGTTTAATGGCAGATGTAGCTAAGAAAACAGGTAAGCTTTCTAATATCGTCTTATCATCTGGCGTTGTTCCACATAAGCCGTTGTTTACTGCACAGGGTATTAATATTGGTGGGTTAGGTGGTAGAGCTTGGCAAGAAGGTGGATTGAAACGACAAGCTCAAGCTTTAAAGTATGGTTGGAGTCCAGAGAAAGCAGCTAAACTATTAGAGACTGATAATGCTGCTATGACAGAAGCTACTAGAAAGTATGGTGCTAAGTTTAGTATTGAAGATGCGCCCGGTTCCCAAGGTCCAAAGTTCTTTGAGAATGAAACAGGTAGATATGGAACTGGCGTTATTAAGAAAGGTGTCAATAAGTTTACTGAGAAGCAGAATAAATGGTTTGAAGATGATGTCTTTAATAAGATGGTTCCTGCTCTTAAATGGGAAGCTTGGAAGGATAACTTTGCCAAGTTTAAAAAGCAAGGTATGCCTGAAGCTGAAGCAGGAGCAGCAGCTACTAAGATTTCTGATTCATATTACTCAGGTAGAAACGTAGACTTACTATTTAATAATAAGTTGTTTAACAATATGTATAGGTCAGCGGCTATTGCACCTGATTGGCTTAGGTCTACTGTTGATTTAGGTATCAATGTTCCTAAGTCATTATCTAAGGCAATCACTGACCCGAAAAATCCTGTCTCTAAAGTCTATAGAAAAACGGCTTATCGGTTAATGGGTGCCTATGCTGTTGCTAATATGATAGAGAAAGCAAATACTGGTAAATTTTTAGTGGAGAAAGACCCTGATGAAATGTTTACTATGACTGTTGGTGATGATATTAGTGGTGAGAAAAAGAGAGGTGTAAGATTGTTTGCTTCTTCTGCTGATTTCTTTAGCTTACCTATTAAGGCAGCTAAAGCAACAATGGATAAAGGTGGTGGGTTAGAAGTTGCTGGTGATTTCTTAGAGAACAGAGCTTCTCCTTTAGTTCGTATAGGAGCACAGTTTGGAATGGTAGGAGAGGATTATAAAGGTGAACCTAATATAAGAAAAACTACTGATAAGTTTGGTAATGAAGTTCCTACTTCTCAAAGACTAAAGAACACATTCTCTCAATTAGTTAATATGGGTCCGCCCCAAGCTGCTCAACCTTGGAATTATGCTACTGGTAGAGCAACAGGAGAGGAAGCATTTGCTAGAGTAGCAGAACTTCCTTTAACATATAGAAGGAAAAAGAAGAACACTAGTCCATTAGGATTAGGTGGATTAGGTGGAACTAAGAGTATGTTTGATAGAGCTGTCAAGTAATTAGAACTCGTTAATAAACTCGACATCTTCTGCTCGTAAACCTTTGGGGCTGGTAGTCACTTTGAATTGGACTACTGGCCCCTTATGTGTCATAGGTGGAGACATAGCTTGAAGTTCTTCCCAGTTACCCTTATATGATTGGGCATGAAAGAAATACTCCTTTCCTTCTTCATCTAATATAAATCCATACATAGACGGCTTAATAGTTTTCACTCGACCCATCATAACTTCTTCCCCTTTACTGTCTTTTCCCACCAATCGACACAAATCTTAGTAAGTTTATACTTGATTTCTTTTCCACCAGTAAGCTGAGCTACGAATCCGGTTTGATGTAAAGTCTCAATCAGCTTATCTAGTTCCGCGCTATCAAAATCTCCAAAGCCTTTTTGTAATACCTGCTTCCTAGTCAGTGTATACTCATTCGCTTGGAACATAATCATTAAGAACGATTTGATAAGAGCAGAAGTTTCACTCTTACCTTGCATACCTGCTACTTTTCTGGCTGTGTTAGAAAGAGAAGTGCAAACTGTAATTGCTTCATCTACATCTTCTTCCTCTATTATCATGTCTTTCTTTCTTGACAATGATATGCAAGCAGCTATCTTAATTACATGGTCGTTAAGTCTATCGTGAGTTCCAGTCTTATCTTCGATATCAGCTTCTCTATATGGATAGAACCACTCATCATAGAAGTCCATTGCTTTTTCGGACCATGACATTGGACCTGATAGTTTAGATAACTCTTTCAAGTGAACTGCTAACTTATCATAGTCTACTTCTACTACTTCCCTAATCATTGAATTAGAATGGTGCCGTTTCTCTGCATTAATCAGTAAAGTTCGACCAATAAATCCACCACCTAAATGGGATTTATCTACTGTCAAATCAAACATATCTTGATTAGCACCAGACAATAAAGTGAGACACGGAAACCTAAGCTTTTCAACAGGCGAATTTTTAAGCGTGTTGACCCACTCTGGATTATAGTGAGCATCATACAAATCAGTAAGAATGGTAAGGGCATGCGTGGCTTCATATAGACTGGAAGCAAATTCTCCGCTACATAGAAATCCCCTTGCATCTTTAAAAGGGATACTTCCATTTTCAGCTGCCTTGACAATAGCCAGTTCTTTAATGATACCTTCAATTGAACCTCGTCCAGATATAACTCTAGTGTTATTAACCATCCCTACTAATTTCTTAGCAACAGATGGACCAAAACCTTTACCTAATCCTGACCTACCAATTAGAAGTATGTATAGGTTGGGCTTTAACTTGTAGGCTCCTTTGTTAACCACCACATTAGGAGACACAATAGCGGATATAGTGGCAAGTCCCGACCAGTAAATCCATTGCTTAGGTGTCTCAACAAAGTCCGTTTCCTTTATCAATAAATCCAGCCAGCTCATACTTATTCACTCTTACAACTTGAGCGGATTTAAGTCTTTGTAATTATCACCATATTCAAAGTCGCATGGAATGGTTAACTTTCCACGTTTAATTGAACACGTAGAGAAATCTATCTCTTGTTCTACGATTGGTTTAATCTCACGACATATATCAACATACTCACCAATAGGCATAAGAAAAGTACCAGCATCGTGAGACTCATTAACCAATTTAATCGGGTAGTTCTTGTCGCGTATTTCCAGTAAACTAAGTGTAAGTCTATCCTTAACTGTAGATTGTGGAATAAACGCGAAGGCTTCCTTATAAAGCTGATTACCCGGCCTATCAAAAAACCTACGGAGTCTACCAAACGGATTGATAAGTGCTCTTGTTTCATCGACTGCTGCTTTAATATCTCTATGAAACACATTAATAATATTAGGTGAGGCGGCATGGAACCTTTCCAATATTTGCTTGGAGCTAAAGGCACTAATTGTAAACTGGATATGGAACCGTCTACAATCACTGATAACATTCTTCATGAATTCTTTCCATTGCATGAAGTAATTACCAGCATGTCTCACCTTCTTACCAATGAATCGTTCAGGGCTATCTTTACCTAGAATATCTGCTATTGGGTCATGCTCATAAGAGAGGTTTAACTGTCCGGTAAATAGAGCTAGAGCAGCAGTTCGACGATGAATATCTATTTTATCATAAGCTTCTAAGAGTTGAATATCTTCACTCAACAATGCGACGATTCTGCCTTCAGCTTGGCTAAGGTCAATGTTAACGATAACATATCCTGGGTCTGTAATAAGGATACCTCTAATGTCCTGTCCGATATCCCCATGCTTTGTAAGTGTTTTGAAAGCGAATCCAATTTTGCAAGGTCTAGTCGGTTTGTCCAATACACTGTCTGAACTTCTGCCTGTTTCTGTTCCAGCGATTCTAACTTGAGTTCGCATTCTTCCATCAAAGTCTGGCATTGCATAGAGATACGTCGATAGAGTCTTATTAACTCTGCGTATTTCGAGGATATTTGATAGTACCTGTCTACAGGATTCATCTTTTACCTTATCTTTAAGTAATCTGCTGATAACATCTTCTCCGGTTCCATGCTCTCTATCAATAGGTTTAATCTTCATCTGCTCATATAACAATTCTTTTACTTGCTTGGGAGAATTGTAATTAACATCCCTTCCTACTGCTGTATCTAATTGAACCTTAAGATGCTCAGCCCAAGTTTGATACTTAGCAATTAGGTATTCTCTAAAGCCATCATCTACATTGAACCCTACCTTTTCCATATCAAAGTAGAGGTCATGTAAACGGGTTATATATTTGTAGTAGAATCCTTTGAGGTCAGTTTTGTAAGTGTCTGAGAGTAATTCCAATTCTCGTTCTTGAACCCTATCAACTTCACAATCCACCGCGGAATCTTTAGCATTATATAGAAACCACCTGTCGATGTCGTGCTTTCCAAAAATGAACTCCTTCCCTTCATCTTTATAGTAGGGTTCTCGTGTCCAAATTGACGATATAAATGCAAGACCCACATAAGGTATCTCCGGGTTAATGGTGTGTGCTTTCAATGATGTATCAGTCTTAAGTCCTTTGAACCTAAAACCTAACATCTCCATTTTCATCTGGTCGAATTTGAAGTTCTGTCCACCTACTTCTATTTGTCTAAAGAGCCAATCTAACTTCTGCCATATAAAGCCTAAGTCTGTTGTCGGGATTGAACTGATTTCGTATCTTCCGACTTTGTTAAACATTGGGATTGAAATTGCTTCATGTTCATCCCAAGCAAGACTAATACATCCTGGAACTGTGCATTCAATTGTTTCAATGTCTGCAAAGAATCTGTCTTTGGATTTAAACCGCCTATCAATAAACCTTGATACGTCAACTGAATTTCTTGCAATAAGCAATGTCCTTTGAGGTAGACTCCAGCCCTTTGTCTTTGACTCTTGGATAGCCCGTTTGATATCATTTTGCAGCACCCACTTCCAAACGTAAGAGAACATTCCTTTTGATTCATCATGGTCCTCAGAATCATCAGTTGCTCTTACTAAATGACCGGGATGAATTGTGCCTACAATCTTAGCTTCACCTACTTGGGATGGTAAGATGCTTCCTCTATAGGTGAGGAGCTTACTTATTCCTGTAACAGTTTCAAAAGCAAGCGGCCCAATAGCAAGAATACTATTAGCATCAATAGATAGTAACTCTTTATAAAGACGTTCCTTTTCTTCATCAAGACTACAGACTGTCTCTATTTGTTTAGCATCATTAAAGGGTGGTCTATACCTACAAACATAGGTTAACCAGAATTCAGTTCTCCAATTAGGATAACCAAGCTCTGTAAAGATTCTGTCTAACAGTTCGCCTGAAGCGCCAAGGAACGGCTTACCCGTTTTATCTTCTGTTTGATTAGGAAAATCTCCTAACACTACCAGCTTTGAATATGGATTGCCCTGACCTGATACAATGTTTGGCATTATTGAACTGTCCCTTTTGCTATATTAGTAAGTGTTGTTAATAGCTTACGTTCTATCAGTGCTCTATCCCTTTCTAATAGATGGGGCAAATCAACTACACTATCTAGAAAGTGGTCTAGTCCACAGAGATAATGAGATAACACAACCAATCTAAAGTTACCGAATGGCAACTCTACATTCAAGTTCATTGGTATGGTTAACTCATTATCCCCGAAGTCTTTACCGCATATATAACATACCATTGTTACTCCAGCTTCAAAGGTGTCTCTCTAATTGTCACATCTTCTACACGTTGATGTGCTCGCTTATTCCTAGCAACCCAATCACTTTTCCAGATGGCAGTATATGTAATGATATCGTCAAAGGTATCTTCGACTGATTCATTTGAGGGAGGTTTATACAATACCACTGAGAGTCGGGCGATTTTAATTCCAATAATACCGGCGTAGACTTTATCTCTAGCTCCCTTAAAGAGATTGATAAACCACTCAGAGACTTCAAAGTTGTAGAAAGTTCCTTTGTCTCCTGCATAATCATCATTCTTTATCTTATGAAGTCCCTTGAGTTTGTCAAAGGTTTCCATTACACCTGGAATGAGAGGCATATCTTTATCTTTACTCCAATCCCCAACAATGGCCGTTAGGACTGATAACATAAACTTCCTTGTCGTTTGACATAGCGTATCGAATTGTTTTCCACGCTGGGCTATCTTCAAATTCGTTAAAGATTTGCGGGATGCCAATCAAGATATGGCAATCATCCGTCATCTTTTTATTTCTATCACGTAAAGGTAGAGACGTGTTAATTGTCTTTGCTCCACTAAATCTTTCACTATCGTGATTGTTACCTGAATGAGGATACACTTCAACATCATAACCTTGAGCAAGTAAAGCCAAGTAGATATCGTAATCCGCCTCATCACCACCGATACAGAAGATTGGCTTCTCCTTAGAAAAAGTAGGAAGGAAGTTTCTAAATCCTTCTAGTTGCTTACGAGTAATATCAAATCGACTAGTGACAATGGCAATCTTATTCATGATTCGAGAAACCTTCTGATTTTATTTTTCTTTTGTAAGTAAACGTAAGCGTCATTGCGGCTACGGCATTTAACTATCTCAGGATACAGTTTAATCCCTTTAGCTAGAGTGAGGCTAACACCTGTCCAAGACTTAGATTGGTGTATTAGTTTAGAAACCTCTCTAATAGATGTTGATTTTCCTAGGTCATCCAAAGCTTCAATAAGAAGAACTAGGTTAGTTATTTCTGTAACCCAGTTCCTCTTATCTTTAATGCTTTTTAGTAAGGAACCTAAGTCGTGATTTTCATCAGGTAGTCCCATACACCAAACACCTTCATCAACCAGAGAATTGTTCCAACAATTGCAAGGATGTTAATGAGACGGATAAACTTAACGTCTACGTAGTCTGCTCCATACTTGTTAATCAAGGCTACCAAAACTCCGATAGCTAGAACAACGAGGATGACTACTAGTAAAGGCATTGGAATCTCCTGTTAGTAAGTGGGACGAAAGGGAATCGAACCCTTACTCTCTTACGAGAAAGAGATTTTAAGTCTCTTGCGTCTGCCAGTTCCGCCATCGTCCCGGTAAAACTATTCTTTTGGAGTCTCTTCGTAGGTGTTCTCGAAATCTTCCTTCTTAATAATGAAGGGTTCTCCTGCTTCATCTACTGCTACGTAATCACCAACATCACCAACTAAAGATTTCTTAGGTGCATGATTCTTGATGATAAACTTAGCATCCATCTGCTTGGCTAAGAGATTGTTCTTTTTTCGGTAAGACTTAAAAGTAGCGAGTTCACCTACAAGCATTGTTGTTCTCCTTATGAAGTTCTATCTACGTAGATTCTTTCTAGTATCTCTTGTTGCTTCTCGCTTAACTTACCTCTCTCTTGATACTGGACCTTAACTGATTCAACAAAGTCTTGTTCCCATTTTGTTAGATTGACTCCTGTTTCTTCTATCTCTTTGAACCAGTGTTCAATCTTTTTCTTTTCATCTGCATCCATCACACTAAACCCTTGAGAACGATACCTGCGTTAACGGTCATTGTTACTTCGCGTAGCTTTCTAATAGCTGCTGTTCTATCTGCACAGGCTGGACACTCTTCAAAGATAGCATTGGCTAATTCCATTGCCAGCTTTCTAAGCCTCTTCATTGATTCAATCTGTGCTTCATCAGGTGGATGATAAGTAAATACATCTTCAACCATTGACTTATCCATCTTCGTTAATCTCCTAATGATTTCCTGGAATTCTAATCCAGTTAATTTCCTAGTTAAGTTAACTCTCTTAGGCATAAAAGAATAGGATAGGATGTTTGGCCTGGCGAATCAACCGCGAACCAGCCTAAGTTATTCCCCTACTGTTATTACCTCTTAGGCATCCCCAATTTTGTTTAATGTAGTCCGTTTCCGATGCGCGCCTACACTAAACAAATACAAACTAACTACTCAGTCTTGGGCAACTCCGAGTAATCGTCAATCTGATTAATCGGTTTGTTGTTGTAAGTACCACGCACCCAATGTGCAAGGAACTTCTTCCCAATCATTGTCCCTTTGGACAACTTAACTGAGAAAGACTTGTCAGGATTCTGAGGGAATCCACAAGCAATCAGAAGAGGAGCAGCCATTACTGGCATCTTCTCACTGAAGTAAATGAAAGGATTCTCAAGTCCCTTCATCTCACCAGCAAAAACCTTCATAGTAATATGAAGATTCTTGGAGTCACCAGACTTTGCATCAATCACTTCAAAGTCAGTAATCTCTGTTGGCAACCAAGACGGTGCATCAACAAGACGATTCTTGCTAATGTCATCCGCAGTAATTCCCCAAACAATCGAGTCGTCAGACATACTGTTCACCTTTGTGCCTTTTGTTTATAGTTGGCACTGACTATTATCTCTGTCCTCGGGATTGAGTGACTAGAGATAATCTTTTATTCCTGAACTAGCACTGATTGAATTGCATCAATCTCAGTATGATAGCCTTTGTGTAATTCAACTCGGCTAACTTGAACTGTTGCTCCACAGATAGGGCAAATCTTAGAAGCTTCATCTGCCTTATCTACCCACTCTTGATTAAGGAACTGGTCTAATTGTTCTTTGTTCACAGATACTCCTTTACACAATCGTAAAGATTGCAATCAGTGTAATCAATCTCTCTAGGAATCTTAAGAGCAGTCTTAGCTTCCAAGTAATCTTCACAAGGAAACGTATAGCAGGTTCTCTTAATAACTTCCTTACCACTGTTATCCGTATCCACCTTGTAATCGAAGTACCAGACTTCATCAAAGTAGGTAGGGATAATTGATTCAATCTTAGGGCCAAAGGTAGTGATTGAAGTATACTTGGATGCTTTCTTCTTAGCATCAATGGCTGTTCTCTGAACCGGGTGAGCAGTAACAAACAAGTTACATTTCAAACTCTTCAATGTCTCAAGCAATGTAGAGATAATCATTGCCTCACCATTGAACTCATCCCAACTAGGAACCATTACACCACCAGTATTAATCTTCTGTCCTTTACCTTCATCCGGTTTCTTGTTACCCCAATCAGCCCAACTACCCTTAACTAACATCTGCATTACTACCGTAGTGGTAGACAATGAAGTGATACCATCAAGGATAATGTTCTGATATGGATTGTATTTAACCAAGCTGTCAATGCATGGTTTAAACTTAGTCCAGAAGTTAGCCGGGTTAATCTCTTCTACTGAAAAGTCTCCAGCTTTAACACGCTCAGGAAACCAATCAATGACAGGTCTATGTCTGCCATCAAAGTCTAAGATTAATGTCTTACCCGGCCAGCTACTAGCTGCAATTGTTTTACCTCTACCTGTTGGTGCAACGAACAAAGCTTTAATGAACTTCTCATATTCTACGTTATTTAGATTGACTGGCATCTCTACTCCACCACTATAATAACGCCAGGTTTACCTAGCTTCTTTGCATACTTAACAGTCCAACATCCACCGGATTTAATATGCTGGTCTGTCTGACAATGGTAACAATATCTTTCAAAACCTCTCACTCTATAGCCGGGCGGAAGAACCTTAACTGTGATACAAATAATCATATCAGAGTTCTCTGCTATCAGTATGTTTCTTTTCTTATATTCTTCCCAGTGTAAACTAGCAGGTGGATACTCAGTAAAAGAATTACCTTTAGCTACTGCTTCTTCTACTGCCCATATATCTATTCCACCTAAGTGACATCTACCTGATACAACATGAACATCAGGAGTAATCCGGTTCCTAATAAACTGTCTAGCTTTAGCTTCTGTTTCAGGTGTAAACTTAGCCGATTCAGAACCAACTATTCCTAGTCTCATTTTTCTTCCTTAAGTGGATAGGTTAATCCTTTACCATATACCCACTCAGCATTAGTGCAATCGCCAGTGTCAGTAATGATTACTCTTTGTACTATTCCAGTTCTAGCTGCTACTGAATTAGTAAAATGTTTGAAGGCTGTCATAGCTTCTTCTGCCGGAACAAACCTTCTTACATATTCATAAGTACCATCTTCAAAAAACTGACAGACATTGAACTTATCCATCACTACATCCCTTTAGGTAGAATACTAGCCATCAACTCATCAATAGACTGACCAATCTTTTCTTTCTTTTCTTTCACATGAGCCGGAGTCTTAGTACACTCTTCGCAATGAGGGCGCTGAATGATTCTATCTCCATGCTTAAGCTTAGATAGTTTCATAATGAAAGGTTCACCACATCTATTGCACTCAGCCATCTTACCATTAACTAAATCAAGACGGATATGGTGTGAGCAATCCTGTTTAATACAAACATAAACAAGATACGGTTCGACGTTCTTCTTCCTAGCTAAGTCCTTAAGTCTATATTTGTGTAGATGTTTAGTCGCCATTGGTTATACTCTCTTCTGCTTGTTTAGCTTTGTGTGCGCTCCACCTTTCTCCAATATGAAAGTGGTCCTCAATCTTACGTACCATTTCTTCATCATTCTCTGAATTACAGATACGATTGTATTGACACTTTACACATTGAGTAACACCTAAAGGTGGAGTCTTTAAGTGTGACTGAGGCCAAGTATTATTTTGAATGTTGTGGTCTAGAATCTTGGCCCACATTATTGTATTCTTTAACCACCTTTCTTTTACTCCATCACCAATGTTAATAGGAACCCGTCTAAACTTTCTATCCGGTTCGTAAGATTTCTGTAATCCTACTTCATTGATGTAAACCAGATTAGCATTGACAGCAATAGCATAACCGATAAGCTGGTTATCTAATCCAATGTAATCTGCTTTAGCCTGTCGCCATTTGTGGTCAGCAATTGATACACCTAACACCGGCCACTCAGCATGTAAATCAATCTTACCTTCGTAAGCTACTACTAACTCTTCATCTTCATGAATGATAAAGGAAAAGGATTCCTCTACTCCTAGAACTTTAATGCCGTCATACTTATAGTACTCAGCATATTGGTGAAAGGTTTTGACAATCCATTCACTCATATCCAGTTCTAGATTCAATCCTTGATAGTGTTCTCTTCCTGCTTTAGTTGCTTCTTCTACTGCTTCATTCCAGTCTTTGCCATCTTGAAGCAGCTTATAGTAAACCTCTAACATCGTATGTCCTAAGTCACCTCTCTCCATAGGAGCAATGATTTCATTAGGACGATAATTCTTAATGAAGTTTAAGTAGGTGTAAAATCCGCATTTTTGTACTGCATCTAGAATCTGTGAGTCTAAAGCTAATATCCTTTTCGCCATCTTTAATCAAATCCCATATGAATGGACCCGCTGTCCTATTATAGCACAAGGCGGACCCCGTGTCAAGTCCCCTGAACTCATTGTATTACTCTTCCTTTTCTTTAATGGTTTCCTTTTCTTCTTCCTTAGCAGCTTTATCCTTTGGTACTCTTTCAATCATAAGAACTATTGAACTCCAATTAACATTGGGATTCTTATTAGTAGCATCATCTAAAGCTCTTGCTGCCACTGTTCTAATGCTTGATGCTGTTATCTCTCCCTTCTCTGTAATGGGTTGGGAAGTTTCAAACTCAAATGAGATTGAATATTTACATTTCATTTTGCTTTCTCCTTTAGTTGCTTTACTTTTAATTACCTTAGTGCTAGATAGCTGTCATAATTTTGACAGATATCGGGGGTATAGATACCCTAGCTAGATACGTCGTAAGGTTTAGACCGTGCTATATGCCTGACCTAGAGTCTAGAATAGGCCACTCCGCTAGTGATTCGACCCGCCAATCCAAGTGTCCACAAAGTGTCCACAACTTTGTCACAATTGACAGCTATTAAGTTTCTGTTTCATCTTTAATAGGTTCATTTGTGACTGGCTCATTTAACAAATCAGTTGGAGCAGATTCATTTAAGGAAGTAATAAATCTACCGAGACGATAAACCATTGCCGTGTAATGAGGTTTATCATGCGGCAAGTGTTCATCTTTTATTACAGCGTAGAGTTCCTTTGCCTCTTCATTGGTAAGTGTAAAGATTTTGATTAGCTTAGGTGTTTTCTTTACTGGTAACTTAGGTGCTTTCTTAGCCATTTGTTTTTCTCCATAAAAGAGAAAGAGACTGG